TTCATAAGACCATTATAAGGGAAAGAGAGAAAAAAAGAAACCCCTAATTCCCCTCATGAATGAGGGGCTAGGGGAGTTGAAGTGCCGAAGGCACTTTGTCATTTGAAAGCGCCTAACTTCTACAAAGAGAACCGTCAGTATCTGGTTGATCTCTGCAATGCATTCCGGGACTTCATTCAGTCAGATGATGAGGTGATGGTGGTCAATGAGCCGCCGAGACATGGTAAGAGTCGCACTGCCGGTCTGCTGGTTGAGTGGGTGCTGGGCAATGACCAAACCCAGAAGATCATGACCGGCTCCTATAATGAGACGCTTTCCACTATGTTCTCCAAGAACGTTCGGAATGACATTATGGAGGAGAAGGCGGACACGAATCGGATCGTGTTTTCCGACATTTTCCCAGGCGTGCGGATCAAGCGCGGTGACGGTGCCATGAACCTGTGGAGCCTGGAGGGGGGCTACAATAACTACCTGGCCACATCCCCAACGGGCACGGCCACTGGCTTTGGCGCCTCCTTGCTTATCATTGATGACCTTATCAAAAACGCTGAAGAGGCCAATAATGAACTGACCAAGGATAAGCACTGGACCTGGTTCGCGGACACGATGCTGTCCCGTCTGGAAGAGGGTGGGAAGATTATCATCATCATGACCCGGTGGGCCAGCAATGACCTGGCAGGACGTGCGCTGGAGCATTTCAAGGAGGCAGGGGCAAAGGTGCGGCATATCTCCATGAAAGCACTCCAGAATCCGGACACACATGAGATGCTCTGCCCAGAGGTTCTGTCCTATAAATCCTACCAGGCGAAGATACAGGCTATGGGCGCCGACATTGCATCAGCCAACTATCAGCAGGAGCCGATTGACCTGAAGGGCAGGCTATATACCAGCTTCAAGACCTACAGCGGGGTGCTTCCACAGTTCAAGGAGATACGCAACTACACAGATACGGCTGACACCGGAGAGGATTACCTGTGTAGTATCAACTATGGTGTCACATTTGCCAACGAAGCTTACATACTGGATGTCCTGTACACAAAGGAACCTATGGAAGTCACGGAACCGGCCCTGGCCAGGATGCTGCTGGCAGGAGCGGTCAATCTGGCCAGGATCGAGTCTAACAATGGCGGCCGGGGCTTCGCAAGAAATGTACGCCGCATCCTGGAACAGGAACTGGGCAGCAATTATACCACGATAAAGTGGTTCACACAGACACAGAATAAACAGGCCCGCATTTATTCTAACTCTTCCTGGGTGATGCAGCACATCTATTATCCGGAGGATTGGAAGAACCGATGGTCTGAATACCATAATGCAATGATAAAATACCAGCGTGAGGGCCAGAACAAGCATGATGATGCCCCGGATGCCACGACAGGTATTGCTGAGAACTGCGCAAGGAAGGGTGGAATCTCGGTCTTAAAATAAAGGAGGTGGTGTGATGCCACAGGTTATGCCAATCGATGTGGTGAAAGAACTGATAAAAAGCTGTTCTGTTGGACATCGGCGTTTCATACGGGAATCCAAGGTGGCGGAACGGTATTATGAGAATAAGAATGACATCCTCTATGGCGTAAGGAAGAACCTGGATAATGACCCACTGCGGAATGCGGACAACCGGATACCGCGGAACTTCCATGGACTATTGGTCAACCAGAAGGCGGCCTATATGTTTTCTGCCCCGCCACTATTTGATGTAGGTAATGAAACCGTGAATAAACAGATTGCGGACATGCTGGGGGACAAATATGCCAAGGTATGCAAGGACCTGTGTGTCAAGGCTTCGAACTGCGGGGTGTCGTGGCTGCATTATTGGAAGGACGATGGTGGCCAGTGGAAGTATGGGACCATCGACCCGAAGCAGATCATCCCGGTTTATTCCGCCGACTTGGACCGCCAGCTGGAGGCCGTGCTGCGGAATTATAAGACAAGGGATGCCGTGGATGGGAAGGTCATCTATGTATGGGAATACTGGACGGCAGAAAAATGCCATGTGTACAGGAAGAAGGGCAGTTCCATCTCAGAGTCGGGGCTGGAGGCCTACAACATATATGAGATGGCCGATTCCCCGGATGGAGGTGTCCAGATGACCAATGAGTTTGAGCATGGCTTCGGGGAGGTCCCATTCATCCCGTTCTACAATAACAATATCCCCACGGATGACCTGGTCAATGTGAAGCCGTTGATAGATGCCTATGACAAGGTATTCAGCGGTTTCCTGAATGACCTGGAGGACATACAGGAAATCATCTTCATACTGACCAATTATGGCGGTGAGGATTTAAAGACCTTTGTAAATGAACTGAAGCAGTATAAGGCAATCAAGGTGGAAACCGATGGCACTGGGGGCGGAGGTGAGGTGGAGGCACTGACAATCAGCATCCCGATTGAGGCCAGGGAGAAGTTCCTGGAGATAACCAGGAAGGCAATCTTTGAGCAGGGACAGGGAGTGGACCCGGACCCGCAGAAGTTCGGCAATACATCCGGCGAGGCGCTGAAGTACCTGTATTCCCTCCTGGAGCTGAAGGCAGGGCTGATGGAGACTGAGTTCAAGCTGGGTTTTGGCCGGCTGGTGCGGGCAATCTGCCATCATCTGGGTTCTGAGTGTAAACAGATTACCCAGACCTGGACCAGGACGGCCATCCGGAGTGAATCAGAGCTGGCTGACATTGCCACAAAAAGCGTGGGTGTCATTTCACGCAAGACCATCCTTAAGAACCACCCGTGGGTGGAGAATGCGGAGGAGGAAGAGAAGCAGTTGAAAAAGGAAGAAGAGGAAGATGCGCAGAAGGTGGATATCTACCAGCAAGCCTTTAAGCAGGGAGGGCAGCAGGAAGAGAAAGGTGGTGAGGGGGATGGAGAAACGGATTAAGATAGAAATTGATACAAAGGATTTGGACGATGCTTTGGAGAAAGCGAATAAACTTTTAGAACTTTTAAAGGATGTTCAACAGATTGTTTATTCGTTTTCTAATTCAAATAGCTAAAGTCCCAACTTTTTAAGAGCATACAGCTCTGTTGCTTTACCGAGCATATCTTCCCAATTTGAAAACGTTGTTACGGTAGCAACATGACGGTCGAATGGTTCATCAGGTATAGCTTCAAACTCTTCCTGGGAATACGCTTTGAGATCGCCGGATTGTAAAAACTCGTCAAAAGACAAGCCGCGAGGGCGGAGACAAAGCAATGAAGGGAGGTGTACTCCACGGCTAAGAACAAAGACTATTGGGGAAAACGCATGGCTTCCCTGGAGGATGACCAGTACCAGCGTAGTGTTGCTTACTACAAGGATGTCCAGAGACAATACATACGTGCGACCAACAGCATACAGATGGATATTATGCGTTGGTACCAGCGTTTGGCAGACAACAACGATATTAGTTATGCGGGCGTCAAGAAGCTGCTTAAGAAGAACGAGTTGAAGGAATTCAGGTGGACGGTCGAGGATTACATAAAGGCTGGCGAGGAAAATGCCGTTGACCAGCGCTGGATGAAGGAGCTGGAGAATGCATCCGCCCGCCATCACATTTCCTATCTTGAGGCCATGAAACTCCAGATGCAGCAGCATGCGGAACTGCTATCCACGGAATTTGAAGGCGGCATGACGGATTACCTGCGCAAGTCCTATGGAGAGCAGTATTATCACACGGCCTATGAAATTGCTAAAGGGACTGGCATGGGGAGTAACCTGGTGCAACTGGATAACCGGAAGATGGATGTCATCATCAGGCACCCCTGGGCACAGGACGGGGCGAATTTCTCAGACCGTATCTGGACTAATAAGGATAAGCTGGTCAGGAACCTGCATACCGAGCTGACGCAGAACATCATCCGTGGAGCCTCACCCCAGAAGGCCATAGACAGCCTGTCGAAAACCATGGAGGTCAGCCGGAGCCAGGCTGGACGTCTCATCATGACGGAGTCCGCTGCAATATCATCAGTAGCCCAGAAAGACTGCCTGAAGAAGTTGGGAGTGGAGAAGTACGAAATACTGGCCACACTGGACAGTCAGACATCAGAAATCTGCCGGGATATGGATGGTAAGGTTTTTGACATGAAGGATTATAAGGTGGGGGAGACAGCCCCACCATTCCACCCAAACTGCCGGTCAACCACGGTGCCATACTTTGATGGCGGGTTCATAGATGGGGATGAACGTGCTGCAAGGGATGGGGATGGGAAGACATATTATGTTCCAGCAGATATGAAGTATAGGGATTGGGAAAAAAAGAATGGCCATAGGGCATGATGATATATCAATGTGGTGACGGCATTGGGGTTGATTATATGGTGGAAACAGAGGCATTGTAAACATCATTACCGTAAACATTGGGACCGTGAAACTGGTGGATATGTGAGGCGGTGCACAAGATGTAATAAAATTGAGCAATAGGCACGCAGGAATATCCTGGGCGCTATTTTTTATATTAAGAAAGGATGGAACAATGAACAAAGAAGAATTTGTTGCCCTGGGCATCAGCGAGGAGCTGGCAGCCAAGGCAGAACAGGAGTCAAAGAAGGAGCTGGAGGGTTATGTCCCTAAGGCGGATATGGAAGCCGTCAACGCCACGAAGGCGCAGATGGAGAAGGACATCAGGACCAGGGACAAACAGTTGGAGGAACTGAAGAAGGCCAGTGGCAGCAATGAGGACCTCCAGAAACAGATTACGGATTTACAAGCGGAGAATAAGGCAGCCAAAGAGAAGTATGAGGCGGACATGAAGGAACTGAAGCTGACCACTGCCATCAAGCTTGCCATCGGTGAGTCCGCCCATGATACCGACCTGGTGGCTGGCCTGGTGGACCGGTCAAAGCTGATTCTGTCTGATGATGGGAAGGTTACCGGACTTGATGAACAGGTGAAGACACTGAAGGAAGGGAAGGCGTTCCTGTTCAAGGAACCCACGGTTTCCGGACCAGCCAAACCTGGAAAGAAACCATCCTATGCGCCCAAGGCCGGTGAAGTGTCAGAGGGCGGCTGGGCCAAGACAGTGGCGGAGAGCCTGAACAAGGAATCAGCCAAGAATCCCTATGCAGATGCATGGGCAACAAAATAAGGAGAGAGGAAAAGACATGTATTTAGTAAAGAAGACGTACGATAATTCCCCGGAGTTCCTGAGGAATGAGCATTATGAGAACATCACCTGTACGGTGCTGGACACCGGGGTGACAGCGGACACGGAGGGGAAGAAGTCCGTCCTGGCAGGCAGCTTGTTGGATAAGGATGGGAAAGCGGTCAAGGTAACCCGCGGGGGAAGCTCCGGGGCTTATACCTATGCGTTTTCCACGGAACCGGTAGGCATCCTGTTCGCGACCACGGAAGTCACCCATGGACCCCAGGCCGGAGCATTAATGATAGCCGGTTCCGTCAATACGGAGCGGCTGCAGGGGGAATACCTGGTTGATGCCGTTGGGCAGCTGGTGGAGAAGATGCCTTTCATTAAATTTTTTGTGGACGGGAGCCTGAAGGTCAAGGCCGCCACACCTACAGTATAAGGAGGATTAAGACATGCCGAGAGTAGAGGAATTATTAACACCACAGGAACTGATTGATTATACGAAGGAGAGACAGACCGAGGCCTACATGGGTGAGGTGCTTTTCCCGGAACGTAAGACAGAGGCAATGGAAATCAAGATGATTAAGGGGGCATCCGACCTCCCTGTGTCCGCCCATATCCATGCGTTCGACACAGAGACGGAGCTGGGGTCCAGGGAAGGCGCTGATTACAGCATGCAGGACCTGGCCCTCATCAAGAGGAAAATCCGCCTGAATGAGAAGGAAATCATCGCCCTTGAGAGCCCAAGGAATGACCAGGAGGAAGCAGAGATGGTCCGCAGAATCTACAACGATGTGGATAATCTGGTGGCGGGCGTGAAGACCAGGGTTGAGTGCCTGAGGATGGAGGCCCTGTCCACAGGTAAGCTGTCCATCAACGAGAATGGCTTCAAGGCAAGCATTGATTATGGAATCCCAAGCACACATAAGGCTGATAAGACATGGGGGAGCGGGGACCCCACTATCCTGGAGGATATGGATGCCTTCGTGGACCGGATTGTCAAGGATACAGGGTTCACGCCGACACGGGCCCTGACATCCAAGGCCAACCTGAACCGCATCTTACGGGACCACAGGATACGCGCCGCAATATATGGAGTGAACAGTGACCGGGTGCTTACCAGGGCGGAGTTGAACGCCTTCCTGGCCCAGCAGAGCCTCCCGCAGATTGCCATCTATGACAAGCAGTACCGCCAGCAGGATGCGAAAGGGAAATATTCGTCCGCGCGCTTCCTCCCGGAATCCGCATTCATCATGATGCCGGATGGGAAACTGGGTGATACATTCTATGGGCTTACAGCCGAGGAACTGGAACTGCGTAAAAACCCGGATGTGGATGTATCTGCAGTGGGTAATGTCGTGGTCGTGCAGTATGACACAATAGATCCGGTCGGAAGATGGATTAAGGCAGTTGCAACAGCCATGCCTTCCTTCCCGTATGCGGACCAGGTATTCATCGCGACCATCTCCTAAGGAGGGGGATACCATGGAACTGAAGAAGCTGAAGGGACTGTTAGGGATACCGGAGGGTGACACTTCGCAGGATATCGCTCTGCAGTTCCTTATGGAGGATGTGGATGAGACTATCCGGAACTACTGTAACTTAAAGGCAGTTCCGGCTGGCTTGGCCATCACATCATACCGTATGGCTATGGACCTGTACCGGTATGAGCGTCCAGGGGATGGGGACGCGCCGGTCCAGATATCATCCATATCAGAAGGGGACACATCCACAAGCTTCACCAGCGCGGCGGATGCCTTCTCAGGCGGTATCCTGAAGGATTATCGGGGACAGCTGAACCGGTATAGGAAGCTGGGGTGGTAGGATGATAAGGGATGCAATCAGGCAGGCCCAGAGGATGCACAGGAAGGCCGTGGAGGCCACTTATGATGGGACATGCAGGATTTACGGGATGAAGCCGGTAAAGGACCCTGTGACGAAGGTGACAAGGCAGGAAGAGGTCCTGGTACAGGATGGTATAGCCTGCCATCTGTCCTATTCCAGTACGACACCAGCGGCTGGAAGTGATACGGTCACGGCTGTGGCGCAGGCCATAAAGCTGTTCATGGCCCCGGAGCTGACAATACCGCCCGGATGCCGGATTGAGGTAACACAGCAGGGACGGGCGGAAAGCTATGCCCAGAGTGGTAAGGCTGCCGTATACCCTTCCCACCAGGAAATCCTGCTGGAGCTGTGGAAGGGGTATGCGTGATGGCAAAGGGTGGAAGTTTTGATTTTAAGGATGTCAGGAAGCTGCAGAGACAGATTGAGCGCCTTGAGCAGGAGAGGGAGGCCTTCAACCGGGAGTGCATCCAGGAACTGGCATCCCGGCTTCTGAGGAAGGTCAAGCAAAGGACACCGGTAGGGAAGGCACCAAAACTGGACGGGCCAAAGACGGTAAAGGTAAAGGGGTCCGATGGGAAGTCAAGGACCTTCCTGTCAAGTAATGGCGCCATAAAGCAGAAATACTGGGCTGGATACCAGGGAGGGACGTTAAGACGCAACTGGACTATAGGCGATACACAGAAGATAGGAGGCACCTACCAGATTGAGATAATCAACCCGACCGAATACGCATCCTACGTGGAATATGGCCATCGTCAGACACCTGGGCGCTATATCCCAGCCTTAGGCGTAAGTGCAAAAAAAGCCTGGGTCCCGGGAAAGTTCATGCTGGCCATATCGGAAAAGGAGATTAATAATATCGCCCCAAAACTGATAGAGAAAAAGCTGGAAGCAAAACTCCGGGAGGTGTTTGATGCTTAACGATATCATGGATGCTGTCACCAGGCGGCTGAATGAGCTGTTTGGTGATGAGTATGAAATTTACACAGATGCGGTAGAACAGGGCCTTAAGGAGCCTTGTTTTTTTGTGCGGTTCCTGGAACCGTCTGAAAAGCCGATGATTGGTCAGAGATATTATCGTGAGACGGCTATGTGTATCCAGCACCTTCCGGGCGATACCCCCCATCCCTCCCGGGAAATGAACCGGACGGCGGACATCCTTATGGACGGGCTGGAGTATATCACATTGGGGGATGGCAGCCTGCTGTGTGGGACCGGCCGCAGTCACAGGACAGAGGATGGCGTGCTCACCTTCTTTGTCAGTTACAATATGTTCGTGGTGAAATCAAAGGCACAGGAGGAGCCGATGGAAGGGCTGGAAGCCCGCACAGAGTTAAGGAGGTCTGAGGATTGAAGGAAACGAAACAGGGAGAAACAAAATATAAGAAGCAGGAACTGCTTAAGGCGGAGTGCTACCGGGAACGTAAGGACCTGGTGGGTGCCCTGCTGGAGGATGGCAGGGAATATTCACTGGAAGAAGTGGATGCGGTAATAGATAAATTCATGAAAGGAAAGGTGAGATAGATGTTAGGAGGCGGGAGCTTTACGGCCCAGAATAAAATACTTCCCGGGGCTTATATCAATTTCGTGAGTGCTGCCAGCAGTGTGGCGGTGCTTTCAGAACGCGGGACGGCGGCAATCCCTCTGGAATTCGGCTGGGGACCGGAAAAAGAGGCTTTCATTGTGACAGCCCAGGATTACCAGGAGCGGTGCAAGGAGATATTCGGATATCCGACAGATGCGCCGCAGATGTGGATGATAAGGGAATTGTTCAGGAACCTGACCAAAGGCATCTTCTACAGGCTCAATGCAGGCGTGAAGGCTGCCTGTGATTACGGGCAGGCAAGATACAGCGGTGTACGCGGCAAGGACCTGATGCTGGTCATCAGCGCCAATGTGGACGACAGCACGAAGTTTGACGTGAAGACCATGCTGGATAAAAAGGAGGTGGACCGTCAGACCGTGGCAGCTGCGTCAGAACTTTCGGACAACCTGTATGTGGTGTTCAAGAAGGATGCAACCCTTGCGGCAACTGCTGGGATGCCCTTTACCGGGGGAACGGATGGGGAGGCCGTGACAGGGGAGGACTATGCACAGTTCCTGTCAAAGATGGAGTCCCATACATTCCAGACGTTGTGCTGCCCATCCATGGATGATGCAGTCAAGGCTGTATTTGCAGAGTACACAAAACGGATGCGTGATGAAGCCGGCGTCAAGTTCCAGGCAGTCATGTACCGGAATGCCGGTGCTGACTATGAGGGTATCATATCCGTGGAGAACAAAGCGGCAGAACAGGAGCAGGGGCTTGTGTACTGGACAGCAGGGGCTCAGGCAGCCTGTGCGGTCAACAAGACCAATGAGAACCGGGTGTATGATGGGGAGCTTACCGTGGATGTGGATTACACGCAGGAACAGCTGTCAGCGGGGGTACGGTCCGGAAAGTTCATGTTCCACCGGGTGGGTGATGATGTGCGTGTCCTGATGGACATCAACACACTGACAACCTTCACGGAGGAAAAAGGCGAGGATTTTTCCGGCAACCAGACCGTGCGTGTCCTGGACCAGATAGGGAATGACATCGCGTCCATGTTCAACACGAAGTACCTGGGAATCATGCCGAACGATGACGCGGGCAGGGTGAGCCTCTGGAATGACATCGTGACCTACAACAAGGAGCTGGCAAGGCTGCGGGCGATTGAGGCTGTGGAAGCCAAAGAAATCACGGTAGAGCGCGGGAATAGCAAACGGTCTGTTGTGGTGAATTGCCCGGTGACGCCGATTAACTGTATGTCACAATTATATATGACAGTGGTTGTTTCATAAGGAAGGAGATACATATATGCAGTCAATGAATGCAAAGGATGCAGTAAGCGCATCCCTGGCGGAATGTTTTGTGACAATTGAAGGGAACCGCTATAACTTCATGCAGGCCATCAACCTGGAGGCCAGCATTGAGAAAACCAAGTCTGAGATACCGATACTGGGAAGGACGGGGAAAGGAAATAAGACAACCGGATGGAAGGGGAGCGGTTCTGCGACCTTTCACTATAATACCAGTATCTTCCGGGAACTGCTGTACCGCTACAAAGAAAACGGCCAGGATGTGTACTTTGATATCCAGATAACCAATGAGGACCCAACATCCAGTGTGGGACGGCAGACCATCATCCTGAAGGATTGTAATGTGGATGGCGGCATTTTGGCCAAGTTTGACGCAGATGCGGAGTACCTGGATGAGGACCTTGATTTTACCTTCGAGGACTGGGAGATGCCGGAGGTGTTCGCTAACCTACCGGGAATGCAGTAAAGGAAGAGAGGATAAGAAGATATGGGAGAGTTAAGCTGTTTTTTAGCACAGAACGCGTTAAAGGCAGAGAATGAAATGTATGTGGTTTCAAAACGTTTCCTTGACACCGATAAGAAGCCGATGAAATGGGAGATACAGGCCATCACATCAACCGAGGACGAAGCAATCCGGAGGGAGTGCACCAAGAGGGTCCCAGTGGTCGGGAAGAAAGGGCAGTATACGCAGGAGACAGACTATAATCTGTATCTCGGAAAGCTGGCCGCCAGATGTACCCTGTTCCCCAACCTGAATGACAAAGAACTCCAGGACTCTTATCACGTGATGGGCGCGGATGCACTCCTGAAGGTTATGCTGACAGCCGGGGAATATGCGAACTATCTTGAGAAGGTACAGGAAGTGAATGGGTTTGACGTACCGATGGATGAATTGGTGGACGAAGCAAAAAACTGATTGATGGGGGCGATATGGAAGCAAACATTGCTTACTATTGCCTCCATAAATTACACCGTTGGCCTCACGAGTTCCTGGAGCTTAGCAGATATGAGAAGGCATTGGTGATTGCTGCAGTGGAGATGAAACTGGAGAAGGATAAGAAGGAAGCCCAAAGGGCAAAAAGCAGAGGAAAAAGATAGGAACTGGGCGTGGTGAGGCAGGCACGTCAGGAAGGAGGGAATCCATGGCAACATTACAGTCATCACTTCGGCTCTATGATGGCATGACAGGCCCATTGCGTGCGATATCGAATGCCATGAACATAACCATCAGTACTTTTGAGACAATGCAGGCGGCGTCCGGAAAAGCGATGGATGTGTCGGCATTAAAAAGTGCCCGAGCAGAACTTGTAAAAGCAAACGTGTCAGTCGACCAGATGGAACGGAACATACAGATGGCGGGACAGTCACAGGATAAGTTCAACAGGAAGATACAGGACGGGCAGGGCATCGCCGATGGGCTTGGGGCGAAGATAAAACAGTTTGTAGGTGCCTATGCAGGTATCCAGGGAGTCAGGATGGCGGTCAGCTTCATATCGGATACGGTTTCGTTACAGAATGTCCAAAATGAAGCAGAGACGAAGCTGGGGGCTATCATGCAGCAACGCATGGGGGCCGGCCCGGCGGAAATACAGTCGGTGAAGGCACTTACAGCAGCCCAGCAGGGACTGGGGGTGGTGGGGGATGAGGTACAGTTATCTGGAGCCCAGCAGCTGGCCACATTCCTCAACTCCACGGACGCCCTCAATACCCTGATACCTGCCATGAACAACCTGGCCGTACAGCAGAATGGGGTAAACGTAAGTACCCAGGATGCCATTAATATCGGAAACATGATGGGGAAAGTGATGCAAGGGCAAGTCGGCGCGCTTACGAGGGTAGGCGTCACGTTCGATGCCGCCCAGGAGAAGATATTAAAGTATGGAAATGAGCAGGAGCGTGCGGCCGCCCTTGCGGAGGTAATCACGAACAACGTGAGCGACATGAATGCCATCATGGCAGCAACTCCACAGGGCCAGATCCAGCAGATGGCAAATACCTGGGGGGACATAAAAGAGACTGTAGGTGCCAGGCTGTATCCGGCGGTGATGCGTGTCTTTACCGCCCTCAATTCAAATATGCCTCAGGCGGAAAACCTCATGATGGGATTTGCTGGAGGGTTGAACGTGGTAGTCACGGTCCTCAGCTGGCTGGTTTCCGGTGCCGGTGCAGTAGCAGGATTCTTTCAGGATAACTGGCCAATAATCGAGCCAATCATATGGGGGATTGTGGGGGCCCTGATAGTGTATAATGCGGTGATGGGGGTAGGATGGTTGACAACTATGAAGAATGTTGGTGCAAAAGTATTAGAGTCGGGGGCATCAATTAAAGCGGCGGCGTCAACCTTTATACATACAGCAGCCCAACAAGGTTTGAACGCAGCATTTGCTGCCTGTCCAATCACCTGGATAATCGTGGGTATCATTGCGCTCATAGCCATCATCTATGCAGTGGTGGCGGCAATTAACAAATGGAAAGGAACCACCGTAAGCGCGACCGGCATCATCGCCGGGACTTTTGCCGTACTGGGTGCCTTTGTCATCAACACTTTTGTCATACCTGTCTGGAACATGATGGCGGCACTTGCTAATTTCTTCTATAACGTGTGGAATGACCCGGCAGCAGCGGTTAAGGTACTGTTTCTGGATCTGGCAAATTCCGTGATTGGGTACACGGCTAATATGGCCCATACAATCGAGGACATCATAAATAGGATTCCTGGTGTGCACGTGGACATAACATCAGGATTGGACAATTTCAAGAATAGGATAGAGGACACGGCGGCAAAAGTGAAGTCAGAATCAGAATGGAAGGAGATTGTCAGTGCCAAGGACTTCATCGATTATGGGGATGCTGCAAAGGCAGGCTACAAGTTTGGACAAGGCATAGATGCCAAGGTAAGTGGCTTCTTTGATGGGTTTGGGGATTTCGACATGGGGGGTGGTGCACAAGGGACCTGGGAAGGTATTAATGCAAATACCGGCAATACAGCAGGCAACACCGCTAAAATGGCTGACTCCATGGACGCGATGGACAAGGACTTAAAATACATGCGTGACGCTGCTGAGCAGGAAGTAATCAACCGTTTTACCCTGGCCGAACTCAAGGTGGATGTCAAAAACAATAACACCCTTACCAAAAAGACCGACTTTGATGATATGGGAAGGGCCTTGGCGGCGTTTACGGGAGAATTCCTGGCATCCGCAGCGGAAGGAGGACATATCTGATGGCATACGAGGTATATATAGACGACATGCTCATGCCCATCCCGCCGCAGAAAATACCCATCAAGTATCCTGGCCAGAATAAGACGGTCACGCTGATAAACGGGGATGAGGTTAACCTCATCAGACCTGCAGGACTTGCGGAAATCAACATCGATGTAATAATCCCGCAGATGGACTACCCATGTGCGGTATGGGATGGAAGCGTGGACGACGCGGAGGACTTCATAAGCCATCTGCAGGACCTGAAGGACAGCAAAGGCTCCTTTGAGTTCATCGTCATCCGTGATTCCTTCGATACCAACATGGACGTGACCCTGGAGGATTACAAGGTATCGGATGACGTGAAGGAGGGCCTGGACCTGGTGGTCTCCATCACCATGAAGGAGGCCAGGCATTACGGGACCAAGGTCATGAACTTCACCATCGTTGAGGACCAGCCCACCCCAACCGCTGAAACGCCACAGGATGACCGGCCAGCGGAGCAGCCACAGGCCAGGACCTATACCGTGCAGGGCGGTGACTGTCTCTGGAACATAGCAAAGAAGCAGCTTGGGGATGGGGGAAGGTGGAAGGAAATCCATAACCTCAACCTGGATAAGATAAGTAACCCGAACAGAATCCATGCCGGCCTGGTGCTGGTGTTGCCATAAGGAGTTTGATTTATGAATGTACATGTTTATATCCAGAATGGCCTGACCGTCTATGAGCCGGTGGTGGAGGGGAGTGTCACCTGGGATACTGCACGTAAGGGGCAGCCGGGGAAATGCTCCTTCACTGTCATCCCGGACGGGAAGCTGGAAATTGAGGAAGGAAATGCCGTCCGGCTGGATGTGAACGGGAAACCGGTATTCTTCGGATTCATCTTTGAGCGGAACTGGAGCAGTGATGGGGAAGTCAAGGTCACGGCCTATGACCAGCTCCGGTACCTTAAGAACAAGGACAGCTACAGCTATGAGGATAAGACAGCAGGAGAGGTAATCCAGATGATAGCCGGGGATTTCAACCTACGGACGGGCGTGCTTGACGATACGGGGTATAAGATACCATACCGGAATGAGCCGGACACTACCCTGTTTGATATCATCCTGAATGCATTGGACCTTACTATGATTGCCACAGGTAAAATGTATGTCCTTTACGACGATGTCGGTAAACTGACACTGAGGAATGTAGAGGACATGAAACTGGACATCATGATAGACGATGGCACGGCCCAGGATTATGACTTCACAATCAGCATTGATAAGGATACCTATAACCAGATTAAGCTGTGTCGCGACAATGATGATACCAAGAAACGGGATGTCTTCATGACCAGGCACACGGAGAACATCAATAAATGGGGTGTGCTGCAGATGAGCGAGTCCCTGGATAAAGGGGTGGACGGGCAGAAAATAGCGGAGACATACCTGGGGCTGTATAACCGTCCCACCAGGAGCCTGTCCGTCAAGGGGGCATTTGGGGACATTAAGGTACGGGCCGGATGCCTCATTCCCGTGTTCCTGGACGTGAAGGACATGCAACTGAAGAACTATCTCCTGGTGGAGTCCGCCACGCATGAGATTGATGAGGGAATACATACAATGGACCTGACATTGAGAGGAGCGGGAATCAGTGGATAATGAATGGATTGAGAATATGCGGCAGATTTCCATACAGGCCACGGAGGCCGGGAAACCGTGTGACGTGATGCAGGGGACCGTTGCATCCACAACACCTCTGACGGTACAGATTGACCAGAAGACCGCGGTTACTGGAAACCAGCTTCTGGTGCCGAGATATCTGACGGACCATGTTCAGCAGATGTCCATCCCCGGTGTGGGTATTGTTTCTGCTGCCATAAAGAATGCCTTAAAAGCGGGCGATGCGGTAATCCTGGTGCAGAAGCGTGGCGCCCAACAGTATCTTGTGGTGGACCGGTATTGATAAGGAGGTGTTTAAGATGCTGCCGAAGACGGGAGATATCCTGGAATCTGATTTTGAGGTTCATCAGATCCCTTCAAAGGCGTTCCAGGTGCATGAGGACACATTGGTCGGCTATGTGGATGGGAAGGATGCGGTTAGACAGGCCATATATTGTATCCTTAACACAGAGAGGTATGATTGGCTCATATATGACTGGAATTATGGAGTGGAATTGAAGGACCTATTTGGAAAACCCATGGAGCTGGTCAAATCAAAGATAAAGAAGCGTATAAAGGAGGCATTGATGCAGGATGACCGGATACAAGGTGTCGAGGCATTTTCCTTTGAAGGGTCCGGCCGGAAACTTTCCATGACGTTTACGGTCCATACCCAGTATGGGGATATTGGTGCAACCAAGGAGGTGAATGTGTAGTGTATGAAGATACCACATATGAGGTCATCCTTGACAGGATGCTCCGGAGGGCAAAGGATCTCAGCCCGGGAATGGATACAAGGCAGAGTTCCCCCATATATACGGCCCTTGCGCCTGCCGCGGTTGAACTGCAGAATGCATACATAGGGCTTGACTGGACCCTGGACCAGATGTTCGCCGGCACAGCAACCCGCGAGTACCTAATCAGACGTTGTGTGGAATGGGATATAACCCCACATCCGGCAACCAAGGCTGTCTTGAAAGGCGAATTTAACATTGATATCGAGATAGGTTCCCGGTTCTCCCTGGGGACCTTAAATTATGTCGCCATAGACCGTATGGAGGAAGGTATTTACCGCATGGAATGCGAGACGGCAGGCTCTGCCGGGAGCCGGGAACTGGGAACCTTGGTCCCCATTGATTACATCCAGGGACTTACAAGGGCGGAACTGACAGGAATCATCGTGGACGGGAGCGATGAGGAACGCACGGAAGCCCTGCTGGAGCGTTACCTGACAAAGGTACAGAAGCCTTCCACCAGTGGCAACCGGTATGATTATTACAACTGGGCAATGGAGTGTGAGGGCGTAGGGGCCGCCAAGGTCTTCCCACTAGCTGGCGGCCCGGGGACGGTCAAGGTCATCATAGCGGATGCCAACATGTCGGCTGCCGGCACCGGCCTGCTGAAGATGGTACGGGAGCATATCGAGGAGCTGCGCCCCATCGGCGCGGATGTGACCGTGGCATCTGTCGTGGAAAAGGCCGTCAATGTGTCGGCTGGAATCAAGTTGCAGGCAGGCATGAACCTGGGGGTCGTCCAGAATGCATTCCAGGCGGCGCTGACGGACTACCTGCACAGGGAGGCGCTTGATGTGTCCTATGTGAGCCTGGCCAGGGTAGGGAACCTGCTACTGGGGACCAAGGGCGTGGAGGACTATTCGGGACTGCTGCTTAACGGCGTATCCGGCAACATGGCCCTGACGGAGGAAGAGATTGCGGTGACCGGTACGGTCACACTGGAGGTGGGCTGATGATTGTAAGTACCTTTTACGATAAGCTGAATAAGGTCGATGGGAACATCTATGTCGTGGAGGAGGAAATCCATCTTACCAATGGCGTATATGAGGCGGAGCTGCAGCATGACAACATCAATGAGGCTACCTTCGCGGTGTTCACCGGCCCGAAGCTTACCGGAAGCCGCCTGGAGTCCTATACCCTTTCAACGCCCAGCCTGGCGCCGTGGAAACGGATTGTCCGGGTGTATGCGGATGTGCCGGTGGCCTACATTAGCTATGAGACTGACGGGGATACCGTTGAGGGGGATGACATCAACCGGGTGCAGGAATCCATCGTTGCAACACAGGAGGCGCTGAACGCGGAAGAAGGGCGTGCACAGGCTGCCGAGGGCGTATTGAGGGACGGGCTGCAGGAAGAAACCAACCGCGCCATACGGGAAGAATCCCGCCTGGATGGCAGGATTGATGCCGAGTCCGGGAGGGCGCAGGGAGCAGAGCAGGTCCTGAGGGATGACCTTGCTGCGGAAACGCAGCGGGCCAAAGAATCGGAAACGACCCTAAAGGATAATCTGGCCGATGAGGTGGACAGGGCCACGGCGGAGGAGGACGGCATCCGGGCCACCATCAATGCCAATAAGCCCAATTGGGATGATAAGTACACACGCAATGAGGTGGATAACAAGTTCTCCGCGCTGGAGACCGCCATTGACTGGAAAGAGGCGGTTGATACCTATGCGGACCTGTCCACCGCCTACCCCCATCCGGATGACGGGTGGACCGTAAATGTCAAGGATACAGACTATACATACCGGTGGAGCGGTGCTGCCTGGATTGCCATATCCGCCAACGCAATCCCGAAGGCAACCCAGGGCGTGGATGGGCTGCTCAGCAAGGAGGACAAGGCCTGTTACGATGATGCTTACAGCAAGCGTCATACCCATGGTAACAAATCCACCCTGGACAAACTAACGGAAACCCTGCTGGGCAATTGGGCCGCGGCTTATACACACATCAGTAATAAAAGCAATCCCCATGGGGTGACGAAGGCCCAGGTAGGACTGGGGAGCGTGCCCAATGTGGCGACCAATGACCAGGTACCGACCTTTACGCAGGCAACCACACTGGCCAGTCTTACCAGCGGAGAGAAACTGGGCGTAGCCATGGGGAAGATTGCAAAGGCCATAGCGGATTTCATCACCCATAAGGCCGATACGGTCCAGCATATCACGGCAACGGAACGGGTGAACTGGAACGATGCCGATACCAAAAAGCATACCCACAGCAATAAGGGCGTGATTGACAAGCTGACCCAGGCCATGCTGGATAAGCTGGCCGGAATCGCATCAGGGGCTGAGGTCAACGTACAGCCAGACTGGGATGTGACGGATACGGGTTCGGATGCCTATATCAGGAACAAGCCGACCTCCCTGCCTGCATCGGATGTACAGGCCTGGGCAAAGGCATCTTCAAAGCCTGCATATGTTTGGACGGAGATAGGCAGTAAGCCATCCACCTTTCCTCCGGCAGCGCATACCCATACCAAAAGCCAGATTACGGACATGCCCACAAAGCTGTCCCAATTTGCCAATGATCCCGGATATCTGACTGCCGCTGATGTGGATACCAGCCAGAACCACACGCATGCAAATAAGACGGTGCTGGATAAAATCACCCAGGCCATGATTGATAAGCTGGCGGGGATTGCGGAGGGAGCAAATAAGTATGTGCATCCCACCACGGCAGGGAATAAGCATATCCCGTCCGGCGGGGCAAACGGCCAGATATTACGATGGAGCGCTGATGGGACTGCAGTGTGGGGAACGGATAACAATACAACATACGCCGTGTTCAAGGCGGCCACCTCAAGTGCCGCCGGCGGGACAGGCCTGGTACCAGCCCCGGCTGCAGGGGCACAGTTAAAATATTTAAGGGCGGATGGGACCTGGCAGACGCCACCTGATACGAAATATACCCATCCAAACAGTGGCGTAACGGCGGGAACCTACCGGAGTGTCACAGTCAATGTGCAGGGCCATGTGACGGACGGCACGAACCCGACCACCCTGTCCGGATACGGCATCACGGATGCGGCTGCTAAGAACCATAACCATGACGGCATCTACCTTAAAAAGGGTGCCGTCACCTGGAATGACCTGAAGGGGGTGTAGGCATGTATGGAAAGACATTATACGGCCGCAGCCAGTACGCCCAGGAGAGCTCAAGTAGTACTGTTCCGGAAGAATATTTTGTGGATCTGGCGAGGTATGCCCCACCCTTCCTGGCAGAAATCCGGGAGATGGCGGAGATATACCGGACACAGGGGTATGAGGTAGGGCAGCTACAGCATGACCTGGAGGACCTGATTGACCAGTGTTACATCGTGACGGCCACCTGGGGATTGCCGAGATGGGAGCAGATGTTTGGCGTGGCCACGAACATGTCCCTGACATATGAGCAGCGCCGGGAAATACTGATGGCGAAACTCCGGGGCCAGGGGACCACAACCAAGAAGATGATAGAGGATACCGCCGCGGCATTCAGCGGCGGGGAAGTGAAGGTGATTGAGGACAACCCCAGTCATCTTTTTATTATCCGGTTTATCGGCATCAAGGGGATACCCAGGAACATGCAGGCATTTGTCTCCATGCTGGAGGACATAAAGCCGGCGCATCTGGCCTACCGGTTTGAGTACCGATATACCACATGGAACGAACTGAAACCATACATATGGAACCATCTTGGTGGCATGACCTGGGATGACGTAAGGACATTAAAGGAGGCATAGAATATGCAGTTAACACCTAACTATAATCTGAAAAAGCCGGAAGGTACGGACCCGATTGATATACAGGATTTCAATGACAATGCAGATTTGATAGATGCGGCACTGAAGAAGAAGGCGGAATCCTTCGGTGGGGATATATCCGGGATGACGGTAAAGACACTGGATGACATAACCACGGAGTTCCCGGTCCCAGAGGCTGGTGAAAGTACAAAGACCTTTCTTGGAAAAGTCAAGAAGTTTTTCAGCGATACCAAGGGTTGGATGACACGATTCGGTCAGTCCATACCGGTGACCTTAACTGATACTGGTTGGACCGGAAGTACGGCACCGTATAGCCAGACAATTAATGTGGAAGGAATCACAGCTGAGGATGTCCCCGGCGTGGGCATCATATACCCTGTAGATTGTACCAGGAAGCAGCAGGAGGCCATTAATGAGGCAGCGGGCTGCATATACGATTTGGAGACGGGGGATGGGATTGTGACAGTCCGGGCTACCCAGAAACCGGAAACCACAATAACATTAGTAGGTAATTGCGAAACAAGTCCACGATCTTGATTCCAACGAGGTAAAAATCAGGTATAGATCGATATTTAGGGGATGTGTGTAGAAAGCAGGACTTTAGAGTATGAAAATAAA